TTAAATCAACCTCTCTTACTAAAATCCCAGGAGATGCTAAATTAAGTGGCATCTTTGTTTCTCCTACAAGTCCAGAATATCTAAAAATATTTATAAATTAGACCTTTTACAAATACTTGTTACAAATACTCCCACATAAAACTTCTATCACCATATTCATCGACATTCCAGACCTCTAAAGTCTCCTGTTTATTACTCTCATTTGCAATTAACCATCTATCCCCACTATAACTATCAATCTCAATATTTTCATCCAATCCATCGTCAATAAATCCAAAAGGAGACATATCCTGTTCAATTTGATTTTTTTGCTCATCATAAATTCTCTTACGAACATCATTATCCGTCATTTCTTTAAAATATGGTTGTGCTACCAACCAAGAAAATATAACTAGACACATCGCTAGGTCATCGTTACAACCTTCTTCAGCCTCAAATGAATTATGCTTTTGAATAAATGTAGTAAGTTCACTGATAATATCATAATCGTTGATTACCAACTTATCATCCTCAATTAATGTTTTTAAGTTGGAGCATCCAAGTTTTTTAACTGCCGAAGTCATTCGGACACCAAGTTGAGATTTTTTACCACTAAAACCAGAACCAACAAGTTGTCCTGCCCTACCCCTCATAGAGCACATAAGAACATTGTCATATTCCAAATCAAAATGCAATATATTTGCCACTTGATCACCAATATCATTAACCTCAATTAATACCCAAGCATGATTATAAACTTTTGCAATTTGGTCTATAATGCTTGGGAATAGCATTGGTTTTATTTCATTATTTTTATATTTTGCAACTTGTCTATATGGAAAATTTGTAATATCAAAGACAATAAAGGTTGAATAATCATTTCCAATGCCTCTGGCAACATCAACGGTCACCATATAATTATGATCTTTAATTGGGTTTACATAAACATCTAATCCCTTGTCTCTTCTAATTGGGTCCTCATAAACTAAAGTTTTTAGTTTGGTGACATTAATAAGTGTATCGAGAGAACCTAAGAATTCACAATTATGAGATACTACATTATTGGTATTGTATAAGTTTCCATCTTCAACTTCTAATAAATCATATAAATCAATAGGTTCTTCAACAATTTCACTGTATACCACCTTCTTACCTTGCAGTAAATCACCCATCTTTATTGTATGTGCTTTCACCTGCTCTTTGCCAAAAGAGTGGTTTAGTGAACATTTTATTTCACTATTGTCACTAAAGATAATCCACTGATAAACAGGTTTTCTTACCTTTTGAATGCCAGCGAACTTTTTGAATCCTTTAGGCGTTTTTACTTTGATAGACGAATTCAGTTTATACATTAGTCCAAGATTTATATAAAATAATTTTGTATAAGTTATTGGGAGTTGTACCAACTTCCTCCGCATAGTGTCTAGAAAATGCTCTTTCATAAGAAAGAACTCTACCATTGGATTGAATCTCACCAACACCTTTTAGTCTTGGTTTCATAGTATATAGATCTCTTATAAAGCGAACTTTCTCTATTGTTAGTTTCGATGAATGAATTTTTCCCTTACGAGTCCTACTCATTTTATTGATGGTATCTTCACTAAAACAACCCTTCATGCCTTTATTCCAAGGTATATTACCTTTTTTTACACCACCAACACCCGTTCTTGCATACCCATCAAATCCTTCCCCACCTGGAGTTTTGTTCCATCCATTTTTAAATGTGTTATACCTAGCAATAGTATCAATTTCAAATTGCTTCGCATCTTCTGCTGAAAGGTTCTCTTTTATAACAACAAAGTGGTGAGGTGGTTTTTGGTTTTTATGGTCTCTTTTACGAACATCAATATGCATAGTCTGTCCCACATACTTTACCACTCCGTCATTATCTACAAGTATGTAAATGAAATACATTATATAATCTTTAACTACTGCTATTTATAATCCTATGAACTTACATTCTATCGTATAATTCTTTAATTGTAATAGTTTCTGCAATATCTTCACATTCTATTTCAATGGTAGTGTCACCTGCAACACATTCAAACTCAACCTTAAACTGCTGTTCTGATGTGTTGGCAATAGTCTGTGCTTTCCACTTATCATCTCTTCCAGGAACTTCAGACCAATGAACATCAGTTGTTACATACTCATTTCTATCTCTCTCAGCATCGTGCCACATTCGATAGAAATGATTCATACCGTGTGGAGTAGAAACTATAATAACTTTTGTGGATTTACCTGAAGTAATTGTTGGATATACTGATGCAAAGAATGAATCTGCAATATGATTTGGAACGAAAGCAAATTCATCCAAGAAAATAATATTGAATGACATTCCTCGGACGGCAGATGCTGATGTGGATGCTGCAAGAATCTTTGAACCATTCTCAAGTTCAATGGAACCCTTATTCCAAGAAATAATGCCTTGCTGCATCCATTTTGGTAGATTTTCATATGCCGTTGCCAATCTACCAAGAAGTTCTCTAGCAGTTGCTGCCTTGTTTGCTAGAATGCCAATATTTACACTGTCATTGAAAATTAGATAGTGTAAAAGGTAAGATACTACAGTCGTAGACTTTCCAGTCTGTCTTGGCATCTTACAAATATTAAATCTATATCTATGGAAATTATTGATTAATCTTTCTTGAAAATCATATGGTTTAAATTGAACTAATCCCTCATCAAGAGAAACAATTTTTACATAATTATTTGCAAAGTAAATTGGGTCCTCTTTACATCTTAAAAACTCAAGAATTTGTTCTTCAGTAAATTCAATCGGAGTATTTACTTTCTTTAAATTTGGATTGCCTAAGTATACACTATCATCTGCAGCCATTATAAATCTCCAATATTATAGTATCACTGGATTATTATCTATATCGTGTCTCTGATAAGTTCCAATTCCAATCGGACTGTTGTTTTCATCGTGTCTTACATATGATGAAACAATTCCTGGACTGTTATTCTCATCGTGTCTTACATAATCAACATTAAAATCTTCATAAAAAATTGAAGACCATCCCTCGGTTCCAGTAAAAACACCTACAGTAGTAAATCCTGGTTGAGAAACTACTGGATTATTATTCTCGTCGTGTCTAATGTAAACCATATGAATACTTAGTAATACTATTATATATTAAGATAACTCATTATCAATTAACAATATATCAAATGCTGCGGTGTATCTTCCATTATTAGTTCTTGTAGTAATTCTTACATCAATATCAGATTTTTCTGGTATTTCAATGGGAAATGCGAAGTCATAAGAATATTGACCTCCAACACCAGCAACTTCAAATGAGTGTCCAATTCTGAATGCTGATTGACCAAAATATCTCACAAACATATTTCCTGTTCCATCTGCAGATGCTTGAGCAGTACATACACCTTGATAAAGGTATCCAGTTTTACCAGCGGGAACAGTGTAAATTGCCATAAGAGTTTGACCCTTGGTGGCAGTAATTCTCAAAACATCAGTTCCATTTTTAGTGAAATTCACATCACCAACATTATTGTCTCCTGATGAAATATATGCTCTGTATACACGACGAAATTGCGTGGTTCCTGCTACTGTTGCTGTGCTTGATAGTGTGAAAGTATCTGATGCTGGATTGAAATCATTGTCCAAACCAAGAACTGTTACAACCTTTCCATCATCCGAAGCATTAGCAATTGAAGCAGTGATTATGCCAGCAGTGGTCCAAACACTCCAAGGGTAAACAGTATCATTTTTATCCCAGATAGTTCCAATAGTGTTTTGAGACATTGATGGAACAGCGCCAAACTTATGAATAGTTGATGCTCCACGAACTTTTCCTCTGGAAACATTTAAATCAAATTGCTCATCCCAGATATAACTTTTAAATGACATAATTTAAATCCACTCTAATTTTGCCGGATGATATCTTTTTGAGTTTGAAATTTTTAGTTCTGATGTTGGGGTTGCTGGATATATGTTATGGACAATTGCTCCAGGATATTACCCCTGCAATTGCTCTGCAAGACCTTGTTTTGAAGGAATTCCCTCAGAAACTAGTTCAAGTCTGTAAATACTTCCCATCCAAGTTATATCTGCAACATAACTCTCACCAACTTGCTGTTGCTGTGCTGGTTCGGAACTATTGATATAAAGATTTCCGTTGAAATCTCCTTGTATATTTACTGACTCAGATAAAAACTCTTTGAAGGATTTCATTTTAATCACCACTTAACTTTATCGGCCCAATATGCTGCAGACATTTTGCCCTTAGCAATATTCTTAGCGTGTCTTGCCTTAAACCTTTCTCTTCTATTTGCATATGCTTCAGATTCTCCTTCCTTTTTAGGAGAACCCTTCACACCAACCTGCCCGAAACGAATAATCTTTTCCTTTCCACCTTCACATGCTTTGACTACATGGGACTTTCCCTGTTCACCAGAACCGTGTGCTTGTGCTTTTGGTGAATTGCACTTCATTTTTGCCTTATTGAGTGCTTCAATTATATAATGTACCGATTCGTGCATTTCGCCACTATCAGCATAATCAGCAGCAGTGTCAATATAGTCTGCTGCTCTTGTAATCTTTGATTGAACCCAAGCAGGGAGATTACCTTCTCCCTTGACTTTTCCTTTTAGTCTCTTTGCTGCAGAAATAATCTTTGAAATTTCTGCTCTTGCCATTGAGTGCTCATGGTCTTTTTCTTCGTTCGTTGGATGAACTTGAGCAATATCAAATTTTAACTGATTTGTTGTGAGTGATGGTGGGAGTGAGAACATATCCCAGTAGTTTGCTCCATACTTACATTCAGAACGAGTTTCATCTTTACCACATCTTGGACAATATCTAATCATTGCCTTTTCCTCTTTTACTGGAACACAATTAGGAACTATTTTTTTACCTTTCTTTTTCATACCTTCTTGCCTATATCCATCCCAACAATCTTCTGACTTTGTTCCCCAATTTGCTGCGCCAACTTTACGACACTTTACAAGTGCTCCTGATGCATATGCACTTGGCCAAACATTATATCTTGACTTTACCTTATCGTAGCAAGCATCTTTTTTCCCACTACCCTTTCCAGGTTTGTCCTTTACTTCTTGTAAATCCATCTCTTCAGTTCTTACGTTAGTTGGTTTTGAACCCCCAGTTTTTTCTGGTTGATTGGGGTCTTGGCGGTTTTTCCTTCTTCTTGCTCTTTCTTCTTCCTTTGCACTCAAGTCCTTTTTCATCTTAGAACTTCCACATTTTGGTGTGGAAGTTTGTCCAGGTTGACGAGCACATGGTTTTCCTGACCATTTTCCACCTAATTGAACCCATCCACTTTTACCGTCAGTTGACTTTGACTTATTAAACCAATCATGAAGACCATCATCTCCAGACTTAGTTTCTTCGTAAGCCATACCTCTTCTAGTATGCTTCAATTCGCCTTTTTGCTTTGCAATTAATTTTTTAGATGCAGAATCTGCTTCGGAAGCACTTTGAACATTTTCATCAGGTATTCCTTTTTTTGGATTATCGAAAATATCAACATCACCATCAGCATCTCTATCAACATATTGTTTGACTGAGTGATGAACTAAGTGTTTTAAATCAATATTTGGGTCTAATTGATGTTGAGATTTTTTAAGGTGCTTTGTTACATGACTAAATTTTGAAAATCTAATATTTTCTCCGTTAGATTCTGCCATTTTTTTGTTGCGTCCTTGACAATGAGCACGTTGAGAAAATCCTTTAGGGTTATCACAATCAATGGATTTTTTATATTTTTCAGACCAACTCATTGAATTTGAGAACTTACTCTTTATTATTTAGAAAATTTGTTTTGATAGTTTTAAGAAGTTCTGATGTTGAACCGATAAAAACTGCATTATTAGTAACAGAATTTGGACCCTTCGGTGCCCTGTCTTCATCTAAATCTTTCATTTTCTTCTGAAGGTCAACTAGTTTGTCAGTAACATCACCAATATTTTTAATCAACTGACCAGCAACTTCATATGCTCTAGGACTATCACCTTCTCCAGCAAGTTCCAAAATGCCATTAACTGCTTCTTGACCCTTTTCAATAAGAGAATATAAATTTGCTCTTGTATATTCATAATCTTTTTTTATATCAATTTCAATCTGAGATGGCTCTACTTTTTCTATTTGTGCAGGAGAACTCTCCACTTCAACAATAGAACTCTCTATGTTGAGTGCCTTATCAATGGAATCAAAATTCTTTGACATAATTTATTAGATATCTTGTTGTTGTGTTGGACTATATTCTCTTGAATCGAAAAGATCTTCCCAAGATTCATTGAATCCAAAATCATCATCAGGTTGTGCATCAATTGGATCTGGCGTAACTGTATATCTAAGTTCTCTTTTTGCACTTTGTACATCAGTTGTGTTATACAAATCAACCTGCGCCTTGCGGATAAGTGAATCTGTGGAGTCTTCAAGTGGACCAAACAGATATGTCTTAGCAGTAAAATTAAAAGTATAAATTAAACTTCTTCTTGAAGAAAAATCTCCCTCATAATCATCCTGAAAATCAATAGAATCTAAAACGATTGGAATATCTCTTTTTTCCCCAATAGCATCAATTAAATCAACAGTAATATTGAATGATGGTTGAAAAAATGGAAGTATTTGTTCGACAACTTGAAGAGAATCATCGTTCAATTTTGATAACAATGATAATTGAAATCCAATATTATACGGAACTGGCAAATAAACTTTGTTAATTCTACCATTTTTATCACTTGCCTTAAAAGACTGTGTAATTCCAGATTTCCTAGACCCATCATATTTTAAAGAAGTCATTTCAAATGACATTCTTGGTAGAGTGATTGCTATTGGTTGATCTAATTTTTCCTGCTGCTGTACTTTGGCAAGAAATTTTTGCATAGGCCCATATCCAAGAGGTACTTTCATATCAGATATAATACCATCCGATTCATTTTTATGTTTTATATGTATATCATTAAATAAAGTTCCAAAACCAATAATTGTTTTTCTAATTATTTGATGATAAAAATAAGTTCCTAGCATTAGTAAAATCCAAATGGGTTATCTTCAGTAGTATCTAAAATTTGCTCAGATTCGATCTGGAAATCTTCATTCTGATTGTATTTATCACTATCGCTATAATCATCATACATTTTAACTGAATATTGTGCTGAAGATGCGGTTCCAACAATTACTTCTCCAGGTAAAAATTCTCCAGTGTTTAAGTTAATTTCCAATATCTTCTCTGACGAATTATCTGGATTAATCCATTTTCTTACGACCGCAGTTGTATTCGATTTTTGTCCAATAATAGTTTCTCCAACCTGATAAGTTCCAAATCCAACTAAAGATGGTGAAGATATTATTACTTCAGGTGCTGTAGTATAACCAAATCCAGAATTTACAATGTAAATTGATGATACTGTTCCACCTACAGATATATTGGCAGTTGCTAAAGCAGTAGTTCCTCCACCAATTGGTCCAGAAATATCAACAGTTGGAGTTTCGTAATAATATTGACCACCATCAGTAACATCAATTTTATAAACAGCACTACTACCAATTGAACAAGTGGCAGATGCACCACTTCCCCCACCACCACTTATGATAATGTTTGGTGCAGTGGAGTATCCATATCCAGCATTGGTTAATAATATTTTTTTAACCGCTTTAAATGAACCACCAATAGCAGATGTAATTGCCACAGCAGTTGCTCTCACACCACCTGGAGGTGGTTCATCAATAATAACATTTGGCACTGAAGTATAACCAAATCCATCATTATTAAGAGTTATTGTATTAACAACACCAGTCTCTTCTATTGATGCTTCTGCAGTTGCAGTTCTACCAATACTAACTAAAGTTAATGTTGTTATATATCCCTTATCCGCAAGTTTTTCTTGCAGTTCTGGAATATTAGTATCAATCTCCTCATCCTCATATTCAAAGAGTTCACATTTCAATTCATAGACATAATTTT